AAAGAATGACAGTAGACGGATTAACGATTGAACAACTTTTAGAGAATAATATGTTCTTATTCGGATTATTGGTTGGGTTCGCAATAGGTTTAATACTAGGTTAATATAGAGGAAGTAAGGGAATGAGATTAGAACAACATATATCTAAAAAAAGAGGGCAATGGCATTGTCATTTGTATATGACAGAAGAAGAATATGAAAAGCAACCTATAACTCATATAACAAATTTTAATAATTTGAATGAATTAATAGGTATACCAAGAGAAGTAAAATCAAGATTATTTGGTTTGTTTCATAGCGGTTTGGTGTATGTTGAACTAAAAAAGGAGATAAATAAATGACAGAAGAAAAAGAAAACTGTAATTTTCAACAGAATTATAACGTATTTGGCTTAGATGATAAACCTTGTTGTTATCTATACCATAAATATTGCGATGAGATAGATAGTTGTTATTTTAAAAGGTGCAAACGCTTAGAGCAAGAAAACAAAGAGCTAAAAGAAAATTTACTTGATAAATATTCTCCAAGATATTACGACATTGTACCAAAACGTCAAACTGTAGAGTTATATAAAAAATTTGACGATTTGAGAAATCAAAATAATACTTACCGCTCTGCATTGGAAGAAATAAAAGCTATAATAAATCAATCTTGTGACAACTGTAAACACAATAAAGATAGTATTACTTGTAGTATTGGTGATTGCGGAGAGGGTAAGTTAAAAATTATAGAAAACAAAATCAACAATGTACTCGGCAACTCTCGTTCCTACACTTCGGAAGGAGACATTAATGAGTAAAGCTATTATTCTTACTTATGCGCCTGTTACAAAAGAAGAAGCTAAGTTGTTAAAAGAAACTACTTTTCTTAAACTTGCATTAAATCATCACGCAGAAGAATTAAAACCACAGATTAGAATATGCAGTGATTATAATTTGCCATATATCTGCAAGAACTTTACTCAACCAGTAATAAGCGTAAGAGATTACTTTAGATATGTTAATCCAAGAGTAATATACAATAATCTTGAGTTCAAAGGAGCTACTATAATTTCTGCTGTTGAATGGCTTATAAGTAAACAGTATAACGATATTCTTATCATCGGAGACAATTCTGTTAATACAGAAGAATTTCAAAACAATGTTAATAAGCATACAACTCCATTAATGGAGTATGCAAGAATATGGCAATACAGATTTGGCAACTTCCAGTTACCTGTTAAAAGTATAAGTAAGTTTTTAGGAGAAAGAGATGTATAAATTACCAGAATCATTACCATTAGAAGAAAGATGGAAAAGAGTATGCGCAGATAATATGTGTTTAAGAGGTGGCTTAAAAGATATAGTTTCATACTGTGAGAAAGTAGAAAAAGGTGAGATTATAGGAACTCAAGACTGCCTTATAAACGCTATTAAAAATGTTGCAAGAGGTGCTTTAAAATGACTAGAACTTGTGCCGATTGCAAATATCATAAATGCAGTAGCAATTGTATGACTATCAGAAGACACTGCAACGGCTTCTGTATACACAACAGAGAACGCAAGAGATGCAGTTCTGGTCAATGTTTTAATTATGTAAAAGACGAGTTCTTTAGATTAAGAGAGGTAGATAACAATGCAGTACACGATTAACACATACGGTATTAATGGAAAGTTTACAGCAATGGAAGCATTTGAACCAAAGATTGTTTTATAAACAATTCTGTATCAGAAGCAAGAGATTTTAGAAAAGAACAAGAAGCAAAATATGGAATTAGAAAATAAAGATTAGAGATTCTCATAAGGAGAATCTATGTCTATTTATAAGATTAACGGAAGATACTACTGTAGAGGTAGAATTAATGGTGAAAGATATAATAGAGCTTGTGAAGATGCTACAAATATCAAAGAAGCCAGAACAATAGAAGATAATATAAGATATGAACTTAGATTAAAACAATCTGGTGAAATAAAAGAGAAGAAGCAATATTCTTTCTCTTTTTTAATGGATATGTATGTCAAAACAAGCGAAGCTAATAATAAATCTGTTAAAGAAAGTAAATTGTATAAGAAATTGCTTCTATTGTATTTTGGTGAGGACACAAATGTCCTTAGCATAAAACCCTCTGATATAGAGGAATTTAAGCTATATATGATTAGTTCCGGCAGAAGTGTAGCCACTGCGAATAGATACTTGGCAGCACTCAAAAGAGCATACAATATTATGATTAAAGATGATTTGATAGAATATAATCCAGTATGCAAAGTTAAGTTCTTTATAGAAGACAATATCAGAGATAGAGTTCTTAGCAAGCAAGAATGGATTAGTCTATATGAACAATTATCAGAAGTTAATCGTAAGATAGTTCTAGTGGCACTACAAACAGCGTTTAGATTAAGAAACGTATTAAACCTTAAATGGGAACAAATAAACTTAAATACAAGGATTATAAAATTATCTAAGAATGAGAATAAAGGAAAGAAGATAATCAACATTCCTATAACAGATGTTTTGTATGAAGTTCTTATGTCATTAGAGCCAAAAGAAGAAGGATATGTATTTATTAATCCAGACACAGGAAAGCCATATACTTCTATTAAGAATGGATTTAATGCTGCTTGCAGGAGAGCTGGTATTAAAGATTTTCATTTCCATGATTTAAGAAGAACTGCTGCCACTTGGTTGCTGGAGAATGGTGTTGATATAAGAACAATACAGGAAATACTGGCACATACAAACATAAGTACAACAGAAAGATATTTGTCTACTACATCAGAAAACAAAAAGAAAGCTATGAATATTTTATCGAACCAAATAGTGATACGAAGTATCGCTTGAGCGTTAGCGAAACACCTACGGTGAAAACGTGGCACAAAAATGGCACAAAATATTTCATAGTGATTCTTGACACAAAAATATGTTTCAGTTATGATGGGCTTGTTGCCGGTATAGCTCAACGGTAGAGCAACGGTTTTGTAAACAAATTACCCTATGATTTTATTGAGTTTCAGGACTCAATTTTTTAGTTTTTTATTACCTCTGGCACAAAATTGGCACAAAAAAACTCGGCTTTTTGAGCCGAGAATTGTAGCGTAAAGGAGTAAGCAAGAACTCCTTTGTGATAAATAGCACCATTACTTCTTAACGAAATAGTTTCCTTTTTGGTTTCTATCTAAGCCAAGATGAATAAAATTCTTATTTGTATACCATATAACTTCATTGAATAATCCTGATTTGCAAGCCAAATCAAATGCGTTAGCCATAGCATTGCATGTAAAGTCCAATGCTGTGGCTTTTTTTGTTTCGCACTGGTGGCAAGAACTATCAACTCCACCCTCTGCTTTGTTGTGTTTAACGCATCTTCCGCCAGAAGTTACAGTCATTCCAATTCCGAGCATATATCTATACGCTTGCGCTCTTATCAAAAATTCATTGTCGTAGTTGTATCTTTTACAACCACATCTGCACATTAATTCAGTTTCAATATCAAAGTTTTCAATTTTAACTAAAGGTTTTGTCATATATTAAATCTCCACATGTTAGAATGCGATTTAAGCCATGTTAAATTGTTTTTAGGTATAAACTATCATGTCTATATAAAAACTCATGTTCTAGGGCATTTATTTCGCTTCTATTTAATACTCCAGAAGAAATCTATCGGATAACTTGCTGCATCGAATGGATGCTCCAAGAATTTAGAATCTCTGTCGTTCTTTATCATTTTAAGAGTAGGTACATCAACTATTGATGTTCCTTCTTTGAATTTCAAATTTTCTACGTTATAAATAAGCCAAGGACATTTAAGCTTATTAACGTGTACAAATCTTTCTCCGTTAGCATTGCATACACGTCTATTAAATGCTTGTATTCTATTAAGAATAGGTGGATTGAAGTTTCTAAGTTTAAATTCTACTTGATAACCGTATCCTTCAAGCGCCTGTTTGATTATCATATAGTTAGTAAACTCTGCTCCAGAATGTCTAAAATTACCAGAAGCATCACCACATACTATAATCTTTGCAGCGTGGTCTGGATAACGTCTTATAAATTCTTCTATACAATGCTGAGTACAAGTGTTTTCTATTACAAGCTCATCAATAAAATAGAAGTGGTCTTCATCTCTATGAGCTATTTCCCAGCACATTGGGTCAACGTTAAAGTCACAACAGAGATATAAGTCCATATTTCTGTTGTATTCTAGTTCTGTGTAGTTTTCTTCTGTAAAGTTCTTAACTACTAAGCCGGAAGAATAGTTACCAAACTCACCAAGCACGTTTATTCTGTAGTATTCTGGGTCATACTCATTCTTTAACGATTCTACAAAATGCTCTGGAAGATATACGTTCTCGCTTGTTGGCGCAATTACTAATCTAAAGTTTTCTTTAGGATTCTCTACAAATCTTTTCCATATCCAACCTTTATCAGCTTGTGGGTTAGTATGACCAAATAATCTATATCTAAAATCTCCCCAATCTTTTCCTCTGTATGTATTTCTAAGCCTACCTATGAGTTGCTTAAATGAACTGTCTGGAACTTGTGAACATTCTTCCATTTCTGCCCAGTGTAAGTTGAGTGATTTAAACTTTTCAGGGTCTTCTAATGACGAGAATAATATCTCAGAGCCATTTTTAAATTTAATTATTTTATCAATCTTATTGTATGTGTAGTCAACGTTTCTTACATAGTTCATATTATCCAAATGCTCTAAATATGAAGTAAGTGTCGTCTTCCTTACAAGTTCATATTCTTTAGCGCCTACTAATCCTTTTGAACCCGGATATTTTCTTGCAAGCATCAAACCAAGCAAAGAGCCACACCAAGTTTTACCACTACCATATCCACCTTGATATACTACTACATCTAATTCGTTGTTATGTGGGATTTCAAAAAACTCTTTTTGTTTGGGTAATAGTTTGTATAACATGCTACCATTTATCTCCATTCAAATCTCTGCCAAAATATTTTTGATACTTGTCTACTGCGAAGTATGCTATGTTCATAAACCATCTTGGCACACCTGAGAAAACTCCCATTTCCCTAAATATAATTGAGCTTAGTTGCCTGTCATACCCGATTGCTTTGTGATTGTTGCATAAGTAATCATGAATCATTGAAGCATCAAGTAGCGCCGGATAATGTTGCAACCCTACACAGTTTGTACCATTCCAACAGAAGTTTTTAGGTATAGTGAAGGTGTATTGTTCACCAAGATATACAATGTTAAAAACGTTGTCTTTTTTATTTATATATGGATAAAGTTTTTTGCTTTTTATATCAGCTTCCGTATCAGAGGGTATACGTTTTCTTACTCCTGTTTTAATAACGCAAGAGCTTTGTATTAATAATTCGTCTTTATCACAATAAACTATCATTTTGCGCTGCTCCGTATTTCTTTTGTCATTTTGTTATCTGCATTTTCCTTGTAGAATCTTAGACAAGACTTAATCCATCTTTGTTTTCCGTCACCGCCAAAGAGTTTGTTAACTACATACAACTTATGCTTAATAAAATGCGTTATAGGGTTTTCCGCTACATATACAAAGTATTCTTTATTATCTGTGCACCCCTCAATACACCGTCCGTAAGAGGTCTTTACGGTACGTTGATAAATCTTTTTATTGCCGAAATTTGTATTATCTATTGGTTGTATTTTCATTCCCTAAAACCTTATCCTAAATTCAAATCCTGATATATCGTGGTCTTCTCCGAATGTTGGGAAGATATAAAAATGTCTTAAAAGAGTTGCTAACCAACCTACAATAAATATGATTAGCAACTTCTTCATTATTTGTTTTCCTTTTTAGCTATGATATTGAGCAATAATGCTTTTATATCTTCTTCAACTCGGTCTAAAAAGCCGTCAATATTCTTTTCAACAATATCTTTTGCTTGCTCTTTAAACTTTGGCATTTGTTTAATAATGTTGTTAATTGCAAGTTTTAAAATTAGTTTTTTAAACATTTTGTTACTCCTCTATTTCTCCGTTTGCTTTTCTAAATATATAATCTAATGTTTCAGAACTGACACCAAGTTGCGCACCCATAACATCAAGCAGAGGATTAAATCTGTATAATCTCTCGCACAATTCCCATTCAAGCTGTGCCTGTTCGTTTTGCGCTATCAATGCTTTTAATTGAGTATACGTAACACCCTGTTCTTGGAGTAGCAACGCAAAGTCACGCTTAGTACAAGAGAGCATCTTAATACGTTCTTGCTCCTTTTGTCTTTGTTTCTCGTCATAATCAGGATCAAGTATTATCTCTGAACCATCCCAAATATAGTGGTCTATATTGTTGTATACTTCTTCTGTTATCTCTATATTTTGGATTTCGGAATTAAGACATTCAACTTGCCCAGTTCCGTCAATCTGATTATCTTTTACAAATGCGTAATATGTCATAATTCCCCCTAATTATTAGTTCCTATTCGTCTGTAACCTGCTGCTCCAAGGA